ACTATCGCCTGAATATCCTGGTAGTGAAAAGCCATGGCCAGCTTGCCCACGACCATCGCGGCCGGCTGGGCCTGGGCCTGGGTTCGGTGGTGGCCAGCAACCTGCTCGGCCGTTCGCGCCTGGCGCGCCACTTCGAGCGCATCATCCTGCACGACGGGCGGGCCGCGCCGCCGCTCGACGCGCTGACTGACTTCCCCTCACGCTACCTGCCGCTGGACCTGGCCAACCTGCGCCACGCCCTGCTCGCCTCGGGTTCGATCCCCATGGTCATGCAGGGCGTGAAAGACATCCCCGGCGCAGGCGCCGGCACCTACCGCGACGGCGGCCTGCTCGACTACCACCTCGACCTGCCCTACCGCGGCGACGACCTGGTGCTGTACCCGCACTTCACCGACAAGGTGGTACCGGGCTGGTTCGACAAAGCCTTGCCCTGGCGCAAGGGCGATGCCACCCGCCTGCAGAACGTGCTGCTGATGACCCCTTCGCCGCAGTACCTGGCCGCCCTGCCCTACGGCAAGCTGCCCGACCGCAACGACTTCAAGCGCTTCATGGGCGATACCCCCGGCCGCAAGCGCTATTGGTACAAGGCCATCGCTGAAAGCCAGCGCCTGGGCGACGAGCTGCTGGAGCTGGTCGCCACCGGGCGGCTGCATGAACGCCTGCAAGCCTTGTAACGGCCATGCTGGTAGACTGCGCGCATTATTGATTCACACAGAGTTATGACAGCGTGGAAATTTTCAAAGATTCCACAGTGGATTCCCGCCGAAAACCGAGCGATACCACAAACAGCCATGACGCCCTGAAACAGGCGTCATTGGCGTATCGCCGCGTACCACGCTGTACCTTCCCAATGACAAAAACGTAGTACATCATCCAGTACATCCAACGGACAGCAAGAGGCAATGTACTAGTGGCGCTCACGGACACCGCGGCCAGGCAGGCCAAGCCCCGGGAAAAGGGCTACACCCTGGCAGATTCGCTCGGGCTTACGCTGTACATCGCCGACACCGGCGTGAAGAGCTGGCACTTCAGGTTCACCTGGCTTGGAAAGCAGGCCAGGATTTCGCTTGGGACATACCCAGAGATCGGCTTGAAGGAGGCGCGTGCGCGGAGGGATGAGGCGCGCGAAGAAGTTGCGCAGGGAATGGACCCGCGCGAATCGAGAAAGGTGAAGAAGGCAGAGCGCCTGGGCGCACAAGAGAGGACATTCCGCCGCGTCTATGACGAGTGGCTGGAATTCAGGAAGGGAAGCCTGACCGAGACGACGATCAAGATCATTTCGAATGCAATGGAGCTGGATGTTCTGCCGGCTTTCGGCCTTCGTCAGATCGACTCCATCAAGAGGTCTGATGTGATCACGCTTATTCGCCGCATTGAGCGCCGAGGCTCGGTGACCACCGCCGTCAAGACCAGGCAGTGGATGGGCCAGGTTTTCCGGTACGCTATCGCCACCGGGATGATCGAGAACAACCCCACGGCGGAAATGCACACTGTCACCGAGAAGATGGCACCGCATAAAAACCGGCCCTTCCTCGCCTTCTCTGAAATGCCGACCATCATCAAGGCCATTGAGGAAAGCCAGTCGGGCCTGCAGTTACAGTGCGCCACCAAGCTGCTCATCCTCACCGTCTGCCGCCCCGCCGAGGTTCGCAAGGCCGAGTGGTCGGAAATCGACCTAGATACCGCGACCTGGTCCATTCCGGCCGCCAAGATGAAGATGCGCCGCGACCATGTCGTGCCGCTGTCACGCCAGGCGGTCGAGATCCTGCACTTGATGCTGCCGATATCCGGCAACCTGAAGTACGTGTTCCCGAACCGAACTGACGCTGTCCGGCCGATTGGCATCAACTACGCGGTCAACTTGATGGATCGCTGCGGATACACTGGCCGGCAGTCGCCGCACGGATTCCGCCACCTGTTCTCTACGGAGATGAACAGCCGCGGCTACAACAAGGACTGGATCGAGCGGCAACTGGCCCACGCCGACAGCAGCGCCATCCGAGACGTGTACAACCACGCTACATATATAGAGCAGCGCCGGGACATGATGCAGACTTGGGCTGACATGGTTCTGCCAGCAAAAATCTAGGAATCGGTCTTGCCGATCGTTATCACTTGGGCGCCCCTGGATGCTCTGGCGGATAATCGCTAAACAAACCCAGCGCCCAGGCTTCCTCGTGCTCAATCAGCGCCCACATCCTGGCCGCCTCGGCAAGCTCGAGCATGTCGACCAAGGCATCATCGTCGATGTCGCGGCGCCGGCGCGCGGCGTAGGCCATTTCACTGAGCACAGCCGCTCGCCCATCAGGGTCAGTTACCAGGGCAGTATGGTCATTCAGTTCCGCCACCCAGGCCTGTGGTATTCCCGCCATCATACCGCCCTGCACCACCAGGACTGGGCGTACAGAATGCCGTCGACTTCCTCAAGTCCGTTGATGTTGATGCCGAGCTGGGCCATGCCGTTGACCTTGGCGTCGTGCAGGCGCGGGATGATGTCGGGCCCAGGCGTTGGGTTGAACACCCATGCCTGGGTAGATACCCGGCCCAGCGGGTCACTGTGATGGTCGCCGATGTGAATGTCGGCCCGGATGGGTGTGATCTTGCCGAGCTGATTCGTAGGGATGGCCACGCCATTCACACGGCGGCGAACGAGGAGGAAGTACATAGCGCACCAATACTGTATGGATAAACAGTATCGTATAGACGGGATCGGTCGCGGGCAATTGCCGATCAGCGGATCAGTGAAGAAGTGGCAAATCCTTGCCTCTGGCCTTGGCGATGACGCGGAGCTGGTAATCGGACACCGCCTGGAACAGCGACTCGGCCAGCAGGCGCAACCGCTCGATCTCTTCCGCCGGCGCACCGCGATCTTGGGCCTGGTGGTACTCCCGCATGGCCTCGATAGCTTGCTGAATCAGCGGCTCGCCGGCCTCGACCATGCCAATGAAGGTGCGCTTATCCATGTCCCCGCCCTGATCAGATGATCAGCGAATTATAGCCGTGTAGCTGAAGCGAGGCTGGCTTGGCCAGCTAGGCCTTTCCCAGGCCTTCGCGTAGCGAAGATGCGCTTCCCTAGCCCATAACCTGGCACCTCCAGAATCCGGCCTCACCGGCGGTCACTTAGAGATCTGGGCCCACTAGCGCCCGCCCTATCCCGGTCCAGCTCATACGTGAAAGTAGTGATTTTTATCTTTTTACTAAATCACTTGAAACGACAGCTCTAATCGGGTTTAATCTGGACAGGCTGTAAATCAACGACGGGGAATGCGCGATGTCGCTTACAAAATTCGGGACCCAGGTTCGGGAGTACCGGCACACGCTCAATATGACCTTGACCACCATGGCTTCTGGCCTCAGTACGTCCTCATCTTTTTTGAGTTCGATGGAGACTGGGCGAACCAAAATACCAATGGAGTGGGTTGAGAAAATTGCTTCATTTTTCAACGAAAAAGGTTTGAAGGTCTCCAAGGAAATCCTCAAAGCCTTGGCGTGCGAAGACAATGAAAGCGTTTGTCTTGAAGGGCTACCACCTCATCAAAAAATGCTGGTTGCCGGGTTTGCAAACTCGGACTTCAACCACGAGCAACTCATGAGACTTGGAAAGCTTTTGGCTGATATTCACGGGGAGAATGCCAAGAATGGCAGCGACGAACACTGAGCCCGATTTTGACTACCGCATGCGCGGACAGCGAGTGCACCCACTAGCAGCAGAAGACATCAATTTTGTCAGCCAAAGGGTTAAGAAAATCCTGCAGCTAACCAAACGCGGATTCAGCGTTAAAAACGCAGAGCGGACGGTGGCGAGCTTCGAGCTTTACGGGATCTACATTGATGTAGTTGATGATCGACAATGGTTCGATGCTACTCGCGCCACAGTAGACCCAGCTAGCGGGATGATCTATATGCCTCAAAAGCTATATGACCAACTATGTCGTGGAAAGGCAGAAGCCATCAGGATCTTCCTGCACGAAGTAGGTCATATCGTCTTGGGACATAGACCACTCCTACACTTTGCTAACGCAGAGAAGAACCCTACCCACATTGAGGACTCAGAATGGCAAGCGGACACCTTTGCGGATGCCCTGCTTGACCTGCTCAAGCTACCTAAAGAGGACGCTCAGCTGGAATTAAGATTCTGATTAGAAAGCTCCAATCAGAATGGTGGTTGGCTTGCCAACCAAAGAAGTTCTCCACTCGCTTCTTGCAAACTGACAAGAATTATGCTAGCGAAGCCTCCCTAGACAAGAGCAAAGCTTACGCATCTCTACGTCATTTGTCCAGCCTCGTGAGTAGTGGCCACACCTTTTTGGAGATTCCTTATGGAATATACCGACGAAAGGGGCACCTTCATCCTGCGCTGGAGCCGACGCCTGAAAAATGGTCACGTTCAGCGGGCAGTGGGCAAGCCCTTCAAGATCTACATCTCGAAGTGAACCTAGGCTGAACCCATACGCCTTAACGTAGACCATGTGAAGCGGCAGCGCCAGGAGCCTGCCGCTCATTCATTGTTCTTGTGGTACTAAAGAAGCATACGATGCTTCACATGCCTGCCCCGCTATTCGGGCTTGGTCATAAGCTTTCGCCAGTTCTCCCGCTCGAGCATCAGCCCGTGCGAGCAGGTCGGAGAGCACCATGGCGGCGCGGGTGGCTGCCTGGCCTCTGGCGATAGCGGCGGTATCCGTGCCGGGGCAACTGACGGTGGCAGCGAGCTGGGTGGCGTCACTGCGCAGCCGCTGACCAGCAGCATCGGCGCCAGCAGCGCCAGCATCAGCAATCGTTCTTTCTTCATGGGCTTTTACCCTCGCCTCTTGCTGCGCATCTGCGCTCCGGTGTTCTTCCTGGCGCGCCGATCGTTCGCCAATTATTTCCGCCAGTCGATCGCCGCTGTCCCGCTTCGCTGATTGCTGGCCGGCCCGGGCAAGCTCCACTGAACGTCCGTGCTCATAGGCCGTCCAGTGGGAGACCAATAGCACCAGCACTGCAGCGCACCCAACCCAAGGGCTCATGAAGCCAGGGCCCGCCGCACGCCCTCGTCGATCACCTCGGCCTTGTAGGGGTTGCCCCCGTTCTCGTGTACGATGATGCCCACCACAGCCTCACGCAGCACCTGCGGCTTAGAGATGTCGATCGAATCGCGAACGCCTACGCCGAGGCGCTTCGCGATGGCCTGGGCATAAGCCAAGGTGTTGTTCTCACTGGCCGGCGCCCAGCGGCTGATGAACTCCAGCGGGGTATCGATACCAGGGCGGCCCACGCCGGGCATGCCGTCCTTGCCGCGGTAGTTGAGCAGCAGCTTCCCCAAGGCTCGAATGCCGTTCTCGGCCTGGTCAAAGCGGGCGAAACGCGGGCTGGCCACGCCGACCTCCAAGCCGAGCTGGCCCTGCCAAGCGTTACGGGGATTGAAATCGATGTTGCCGGGATTCCGGTTGCGGACGCCGCGTGGTGTAGACATAGTTTCTCCAGACGAAAAAAAGCCCGCACATGGCGGGCTGCTTGAATTTTGGGCACAAAAAAACCGCCCACGGCGGCTACTTTGTCCAGGTCTCGCCTACACGATGATCCCGAGTCGGGCCATGCGCTTGCGCATTGATGCTGCAACCGCAGCTACCTCATCGTCTGTGAGCAGATCCGAATAGATCGCGACGTGGCTGATATCGGTCTCACCCAAAAAGGTGGAGGCATAGGTTCCGCCAATGCGAAGTGGCACAGTCGTAACCAGGCGAGAGGTCGCAAGGGACTGGTTTGCGAACTGGCCGGAGGTCAGGTTGGAGACTCTGCTGCCACCAGCCGAGGAGGTTCGCAGCATTCGAATCCCCCAAACTGTCGGATTATCGGCCATGTTGGCCTGCCCAGTGGTATATCCATCACCTGCCGCATTCATCCGGTTAGCATTCCCCGTCAGCGTGGTATCGGTTGTATGGTACAGAGCGATACCGCCTGGCAGCGTCGGGTTGGCCGTCGCACCTGAAAGTGTTGCGACGTATGGTGCTGCAGTAGTTGTGCTAGATCCACCGAGTGGGCCTGGTACTTTGCCTACCACCAAAATGGTCATCGACGCGGTTTCGGGAATAAGGGTTTCCAGGTAATTGACACCACCTTTGAAGCGCGCATGCGTCGCGAAAACAGTCGGCTGGCCAATCATCCTGGCATTGCCTTTTTGGGGGGCTCGGTTGTATCCAATACGCTCCAGTGCAGTATCAAAGCAAAACCAACCTTCCAACGCCCGCGTCACGGGCGGAATAGTTTTGGTATACCAAGGCGCCAGCGCGCCAGGAGAGGTGAGCTTCAGTCCCATTTTTTCTTCCTTAAATCAGATTGAGTTTTGCAGCGGCAATGTATGGAGCGATACCCTGAAAGAGCCGCGCTCGGTTCGCGCCGATTGGGTGAGTGTTATCGCTGATCTCTGCGGTGCCGAATCCCGTCACAGGATCGAGGGTGACTGTTCCCGTCTTGTAGCCAGTCTCTGGGTTAGCGAAAGTCCACGATGGCACCAATATGTTCTTGGAGTCGCCGAGAGCGTTAAGGTTGGTCATCACAGCCCGGATCATCGGCACATAGCGATCAGTCCACTGGCTGTTCCGGGTTTTTTGGAACGGAAGACCAGGCAGACCACGAAGGATCTTCACGTCAGGCCATGCGGCCCGGATTCGCTGCATCATCAGCTTCTCGTTATCGAGAATGTATGCACCTAGCGCCGCCGCGTTTGTCACTTGAATGAAGTCGTTCATGCCCAGCATGTAGACGATGATGTCAGGCGTAGGGAGCGAGAACCGGCTCTGATAGAAAGCGAAGTCCAGTACATACCCGTTCCGCACGATCGCGGGGTCATCAGAACCCGTAGCCAAGCGGATAAACGGGTTTCGATCACGCCGAGGGATCTTCGCCAACGCCAGATACTCAGCTTCCCCGCCTGGCGCGACTGGAATGGTGATGGAGCTGACATCTGCATAGGTGTAGTTGCCAGTCGTGTACCCCTCCCGGCATTCGCCCATTGGGCCACTGGCGTCGATTGGGTTCTCTGGGTCAGTAGATCCTGGCATGGTGCCAATGAAGTTCGCCGAGAAACCGGCCGCCTCAAGAGAGCTCTTGAGAAACTGAGCACCTTGCCGGTTTGAGATGCTGTCGCCGATAATCAGAATGTTCGGTGCCCCGCCCGGGAAAGGACCGGATGGAAGCTCGATCATGGAGAGGTCCATGATGTGGTGAGTCAGCGCATTGTTTGGGTCTCGAAGCTTGAGCCTGGCTTTAGCCCCAAACTTTCCGGCCTCAACGACCAGCTCTCGGGTGGAACTGCTTGATTCTGGCGTGGTATCACTGGCAATCGACGCTACGACCCCAACTCCATCTGCCCTAGGTGCGATCATGCTACTGACATCTAGGTGTAATGGCACGCCAGGCGCAGTTACAACTTTTTGAGCAAAGTAGGCGCCACCGCCTAGAGGATCGGACGGCGTAGGCGCGATCGCCCCTGGCTCCTCGCCTGGATCATCAAGACGCTGAAAGATGTTGTCTTCCTGATCGACTACGTACATACCAGGGAGCGTGGTGTTACCTATCATCAGCGGGCCTAGGCTGATTCCGACCGAGTCCGCATGAAGCAGCGCATCCGCCTCTTGCCCGTAGATGCCTGAACCTGGGGTGTCGATTGAAGACTCCAGCGAAGGAGAGCGGGTACGGAACGGGGTGATAAGAAGGAACTCGCCACTCTCTTCATCCGTTAGACTCAACGCAGCCTCTTCCGACGCAACCGGCATCTGAGGAACGCCCGCTATCAGTAAGTTGACCTCTTTGATAGCTTCAGCACTGGGATAGGTTTTGAGATACACCGCTGTGCCGCCGACGTTCCGGTACACATCGACGTACTCGTCTTGTGCGCTGGAAAGAACGCTGAAACTCGTGCCGTCTACCGTGCTTGCAATTCCCTGCTCCACGGTTGTGTACGGAAGAGCTCCCCCAAGCTGAGTTGCCAGGTTGGTCATCACCATTGAATTCGTTGGCCGCATTACGCCGCCGCCAACGTCAATCATCTTCACTTCGGGCGACAGCAGTAGCTCGTTCGTCGTCCCGACAATCCGGTCCAGCTCCTGAAGGGTGTCTTGGCCGCTCATCAAAATCTTCCTCAATAAAAAGCCCGCACGGGGCGGGCTTGGTAACTGCTGCGGCGTCATGCCGGCGGGAACTGGTCGTCGTAGGTGTAAACCCGGGCGTCGTAGGGCATGCCCTTCATCGCCGTATTGCCGTTGGCTGGGTCGGAACTGGTGACCAGAACCGGGTAGGCCCAGCGCGAGGCCGGGCCAAACAGGATGTGCGGCGGCTCCAGCGGGCCATCCACTACCGGCGTGAAGTCGAGGGCGTCGACGCGGACCGTGTACTGATCCACCTGCGTGGCAGTCCATGGACCGGATAGCGTGCCGTCCAGCTTGCGCACGCCGATCCGGTGTTCGCCGCCGGCGCTGAAGTCTAGCGGCTCCGATGAGGTCAGCAGCGTTCCCGGTCCCGTCACCTCGAAGTCCAGCAGGATCGCGCTCTGGCAACGCTTGGGCGCGTCATCCGCAACGGCCGCGAAACTCAGGTAGCCGCTGTTGCTGCCGTCCATCTCGGTTTCCCAGGTGTAAATGTCGGTCCGGAACTTCTGGTGGCCACGCCGGCGCATACCGATCCGCCAGGCCCTGGTCCTGTCGCTGACGCCCGGCATCTTGATCTTCTCAACCTTGGTGCCCAGGTCACCTGGCCACCGGCACTCGACCGTCTCCCACGCCCAAGTGGTGCGCGAGAAGAACTCCACATCCACGCCGTCGAAGTCGTTGATAGACGGCATGGCGCCGCTGATCTTGAGCATCTTGGTCATGTTCTGTGGCGAGTAGGTCTGCGTTTTCGGTCCGTAGGTCACGTCGAAAGCAGCCCGGGCACTATCCCGAACCGGGCGCAGCAATCCCCGGAAGGTCACCAGTTCGCCGAACCCACACGCCAGCGCGTTGTTGATCATGTCCTTGACGGTGATCGTCGACTCCAGCGTCTCGTCGTAGGTGTCACCCCGGGCTACGCAGATGTTGTGGAATGCCTGCCACTCCGGCAGATCCAGATCATCGTCCGTGTACCCGCGCTGCTTCAGCTGGTAGATGCACCAGGGCACGATGTCGCGGGTTGGCCCGGTACCGCCCTCCATCAACGGCAGGATGCGGGTTGCCTCCCCACTTACCTGGCTCTCCGACTGCGCGGATAACCGATCACCGCCGCGGATATTGCAGGAGATGACCGTCATCGGGTAGCTGGTGGGCGAGTTCTGCATCCGCCCGCGCAGGTCCGTCCAGGTGGCGTCATCCCGCGCTTCATCGTTGATACGGCCGGGCCGGTCCACGTACTGCTTGCGGATACGCGCCTCGGCTCGCATTGCGTATGGCAGCGTGATTCGCTCGGTGAAGCCCTGAGCATCAAGCGAGCCGCCCACGTTCATGTACTCGAGCTTTGTCCAGGCGCCGGCCACGTCCATGTCGCGGTACTCGAACACGTAGTAGGTCGGGATCTCGTAAATCTGCCCTTCCCTACCGATACCGGCCAAGCCATTGGCGTAGGTGACAGTCCACTCCAGTTGGGTGACTTTCTCGTTTTCCGGGCAGCAGGCGAATGGCCCGCGGTAGCCGCCCTGCAGGTTCGAAGCGTCCAGCGTGATGAGGCCGTTCACGGTCTGCATGGCGTTGAATCCGGGCCAGCCCGCGTCGGTCGACCCGGACGAGGTCAGGCGCTCAACCTCGAGCAGGCTCGTGCTGAAGGCCGTGATCCGGTACCGCAGCCCGCGTGGGCCGATAGTGGCCAGACCCTGACCCAGCGCCAGCCCCACCACAGGCGATCCACCGTCGTAGTCCAGCGTCATTTCCGCTGGCTGCTCGGGAATGGCGCTTGTCGTTGCTGTGCCGGTCGACCCGACCGGAGACGATCCCAGAATGGTGGATGCACCGGTAGCCGTGATGGCCTGGCCAGCAAACGGGGTCAGCTCAACGAAGCGCAGGCGCCCGCTGCTCTGCTGGGCCTGGAATGGCGTACCGCTCAGCTGGGCATTCAGCGCAGTCACAAGCCCGGCCAGGTCGGTTATCGCCGTGTTCAGCGTCACCGGGTAGGTCGAACTGCCGCGCGCCAGGCTAAAGCTAAGAGGCGTCACGTTGAAGTCGTACCGGCTCGGCGCCGCTGATCCGGTGAGCGTCGATGCCGTGCCCGGGTCAGCAGGTACGGCCGGAGTGTATGGCGTGTAGCTGTGCACGACGTACAGGCCAGCGTTCGCCCCAGCCACCTCGATGAGCATGCCCACCGAAGGGTTCAGCATCTCCAGCGGGCCGCGGATGATGTCACGCCCGGCGCCACCGTCGATCACCGTGTAGGTGTACGGAGCGAGCACGCGAATGATGATGCCGTTCGACCAGTCGGCAGAGAACTGGCCGGAGCCAGCCGGCACGCTGATGGTGTCGCCAATGAACTGGTAAGCCGAAGCCGTGATCGATCTGGTGAGGTCGGTGGCCATGGTCAGCTCCAAGCCGGCCGAGCCGCTTGAGCTTGCCCCTACCTCGGGCACGTTGAACCAGTTGATGTGGGCTGGGTCGCCAGAAAGATCGGCACCTGGTGGGTAAATCGTGAACGTTGCATCGGATCCAAGGGAGATCAGCGGGGTTTCGCCAACCTTGACCTTCGCCAGCGGCACGTCGTACTCGCCCTCGCCTATGTAGAGCAGCATTTCAACGCGCTGGTCGCGCGGCGAGACATGCACCCGCCGTGGCTGGGCCAGGTACGACCCGTATACGCGCTGATGCCCTGCGATCTGGCGCACTGGCTCGCCCAGCTTGACCTTGTTGCCCTTGGCGCTGGCCTCGGTCAGCGGGTCGCCCTGCTGGGTACCCGCACTGGACGGCATGCCAGGCATCTTCGGCATGATCGCTTTGAGCACGGCCTTGGCGCCCTTGAACAGGGCGAAGGTGATGGAGAATGGGTCGGTACCCTGGGGCTCGCGGTAGATCTGGAGCAGGTCGGATGGCTTGAACTTCACCTTGTGCCACAGGTGCTGTTCGATCACCTCATCGTTCAGCACCACGCTGATTGGCGGGCTTTCGCGGCGCTCATACGACGGAGCCAGGGCCTTCAGCCATTCCTCGATCGACATGCGGCGGTTGGTCTTCCAAGTGCCGAGAGGAGCCGTGTCACTCAGCTTGTTCGGGTAGAACTCGATCACGGTAATAGACCACCTTGGGATGAGCGGCTTCGAACTCGCCGGTTGTCCGGAGGCAGGCGCCGCCGGGGTTTGTGTCCAGCACCTTCAGCCGGTTTTCGCTTTCCACCACCACGCCCACATGGAGGCAAAGAGCGCCCCGGAACACGGCGGCAATGGCGCCGGGCTCGGGCTGGCATTCCTCCATGCCCTGGCGCAGGTCGTGATAGGCCTCGGTGTTGGCCCTGAGCTTGTTCTTGCCCACGGCGCCGAGGCTGGGCAGCAGCGGCAGGCCGAACACCTCATGGCGCACCGCGATGCACAGCCCCCAGCAATCGAAGGCAATAGGCCCCCGTGCACCCTCGCGATACGGGGCGCGCATGAATTTTTCGATCATGGTCAGATGTACTTCAGGCCAGGTGCCAAGGTGGTGGTCAGAATGGTGCGCAGACCGTTGGTGTTGAGCAGGTCGAAGAAACCGGCGGTGAGCTTGGCCACGTCGTCTTCATACTCCCGGCTGAGCAGCGTCATGCGGTACCGCTCCTGCGGGAATGTCAGGTCCTCTGCCAGATAGCGTCGGAAGGTGATGATGAAGCGGTCGTCGGCAGCCTTGGCTTCCTCAACGACCTCCTGCACCTCGCCCGTGACGTTGTCCAAGCCCAGCACCAGGTTCTGGAACGCGCTGTTGTCGTTCTTCGGCAGGGCCAGATCCATGGCCATTGCCACGAAGGTCAGCGTGCGGCCGTCCTCGGTGATGCACACCCGGTCTTCCCAGCCCGAGCAGTAGCAGTGCGAGACCGTGCCGCCCTCTTTCCGCGCCTCAATCGTATCCACCAGCTCCCCGCGCCCCGAGGCGTAGCACTCTTCTATCAGGCTCATCCGAAGTAATCCGTATGCCATTTCTCAAGGGTGGATTGCAGGCCGGAGTTGAACTGGTCGAGCGGCATGCCAAGGTAGGCACCGAGGTACTGGTCCTCGGTGTAGACCGGCCGTTTCTTGAACTCCAAGCGGGCAGAGAACCGCCAGCGCTTGATCTGAGCCAGTTCCCCGCCGGTGGGTATGCCCTTGAAATGGACCAAGTGCACCTGCATGCCCAGCGGGGTCTGAAGCGGCATCTCGAACCACTCGACGCCAAGGTTCAGAGCCCACGTATACCAACCCTCGAACAGCGCAGCCTCTTCCTGGCTGAAGTTGAATGTGAACTGAGCGGAGGTCGGAGGATTGCTGGTTACCCGTCGATACCGCGACCGGCCGGTGACCATCGGCGTAGCCCGCATCGGATCAACCGTGCTCAGGCCGTACCCCTCCTGCAGAGGAAGTGGCAATTCTGCCGGGTATTGAATCATTGCCATTCCTCAGCTGAGGTTCGTTTTAGGTGAGCGGGCTGAGGCCCAGCGCTTCCTCGATGCGGGCAAGCCGCCGTTGCAGCAGAAGCTCTTTCTCGTCAGGCGGCGCGACAGGCTCGGGCACAGTTGAGCCCGGCCCGGTATCGGCCTCTTCCGTTTCGGTGGTCATGTAATTTCCTTACGTTGGAACGCGCTGAAGACCAAAGGCCGCCTGAAGCGCCTGAGCTCGCTCGCCGTCTCCCCAGATGTCAGCGACGAAGGCGTCGATCTCAAGCTGGCCGTTGTCGCCGGTGCGCTGGTCGACTGTGCCGGCACGGGACCGGTCTTCGATCAGGTTCACGGTGACGTTTGGCTGGGGCGAGGCGGCTACTGCTGTCTGGCTGCTGCTGGCCGGAGTTGTAGAAGCTGCGCTGGAGCCGCCAGCCACCGATACCCGCTCATTCGAGTTAATCGCTTCGAGCAGAGCCCGGTTGCGCTTGGTCGCCGCGGCGTTCACCACAAATTCGCCGTCACTGAGGCGGGCCATGATGCTGTCGGAGGTACCGGTACCAGCACCGGACACGTAGCCACCGGTGGCGAAACCAGGAATCACGGCAAGGCTGGATGCCAGGGCCGTGGTCGAAGTCAGCGCCGCCGCCGCGGGCGCGGAGTTGGCGCCCAGCGTTGCAAGGGAAGCCATCGCCGCCGCCGGCGCCCAGGCGGTGGCCGTGGCTCCAGCCAAGATCATGCTCTGACTGGCTGCAGCCGTACCTAGGGTGGCGTTGAGCGCAGCATTCAGCGCCATCTGCACGCCCATCTTCACGAAGCCCGCGAGGATGTCGCGCACGACGTCACCGGCGATGTCACCCAAGTTGCTGAACGACAACTGCCCATCCATGATCGCGTCGGTGATGTCGGTGGAGATGTTGTTGAACGCGCTGGAGAAGATGTACTCCGTCTGCCCGGCGATATCCCGCGCCTGGTTGCCGAAGTTCTGCACCGCCGCCGTCCACCCGTTGATCGGGTTCAGCATGGCCTGGTCCATCTGAGCCCATCCGGCCTGCATCGCTGCAAGCTGCTGGGGCAGGAACTCGTTGATGGCGTCGATCTGGCCTTGGAGCGCCTGCCGCTGCTTCTCGTCCGTGGCGTTGGCCAGTTCGGTCTGCAGCTGCAGCAGGCGGTCGTTGGTCTGCATCTCCAGGTTAAGCCGCTGCTGCATGCGAGACGCCTGCAGGTCGCCCATTCCGATGCTGGCAGCATCAAGCGCGTACTGGTCGCGCTCGTTGGCCAGCTGCTTCTGCAACTGTGCGCGGTACTGTTCGACGGCGGTCAGGCCTTGGGCACCCTTCAGTGCTGCGGCGTAGTTGATCGATGCCTGGGCCAGCGCCTTGCTGTACTCCTCTTGGGTGATCTTGCCCTTGGTCAGCGCCAGGTCGAGTTGGCCCTGCTCCTTGGTGAGTGCTCGGGCTGCCTGGGCAGCTGGGTCGTACTGGCCGTACAGGCGGGCGAAGGTGTTCTCCGCCTCGGCCACGCCGCGGTTGACGTTCTTCGGCGCGTTCTTCTTCGCCTCGCGGGTTTTGATGTCCGCGATTTCCTGCTCGATGTTCTTGCGGGCAGTGGCGTACTTTGTCTCTTGTTCGGAATTGAATCCGCCGGCCGCCATCGCATCGGCGCGGGCCTTCTCGAGGTCCTCCAGCTGCTGCTGCAGCTTCTGGGTCTGGGTTTGCGCGGCAGTGAACGTCGAGTTGATCAGATCCACGCCTTTCTTGCCGGCGTCTTGAACAAATCTGTTGGTATTGCCTTCCCACGCCTTCCAGGCTTCGTCGGCAATACGGCCCTGCAGTTCAGTGGCTCGCTTTTCCAGCGCCTTGAGGCTGTCGGGGTTTACGCCCATAAGGCTGCTCGCGGCAGACCCGTACTTGCTTATTGACTTGCGTGCCTCGGCGATCTGGCTATAGACATCGGCCAGTTCCTGTTCAGGAGTGGTCTTTCTCCCAACATCAAGCATCGCATCCCAGGCTTTCTTGGCGAAGCTGCCAAGGGATTGCCAGGCGGACTCCAGGGAGCCGAGATTGCTTTCCATCTCTGCCGATCTGGAGCTCAATGCTGTAGCATACAGATCGGTCGCCGCCCTTGCGGCATCGATGGTTTTCCCCTGCTTTTCCAGAGAGATGATGTTCGCGTACTGGCTGGCAGTGAGGAAGTTGAGCTCTGCGTCGAGCTTCTTCACTGCCTCAACTGGACCTTTAGCGATCTCGTTGAAGGACTGAACCACCTTGGTAACGTCTTCCCCCGTCTGCTTGGACCAGGCTAGTGACGCTTTTGTGATCTGTGCATACATGGGGGTGAGAGCGTTGCCGGCCCCGGCAAGCTGCTCGAGAACCTTAGACGCTGCGCCAACAGTCGTGCCAGTGTTAGCCACCTGCTCGGCAAGGTTGGCAAGTTCGCTGTAGCTCGTACCTGCTGCGTTCCCATTCCTGATAATCGCATCAGTCAGTCGGTCCGACTCTTCGGATCCCTTGTAGTACGCCAGAGTCAGCGTGCCAGCTGCTGCGGCCGCCACTGTGAACGGATTCACCAGGCCAAGGACGTAACCACCAAGGGCCTTGGCCGCAGGTAGAGCGCCGCCGAACATATCCTTGAGCTGACCGCCCTGCTGCAGGAACACCGTGAGCGGCGCTTGCCCGCCCTGAAGGCTAACCGCGATATCGGTAAATTGAGCAGGCACTCCACGCAATGCTGCCTGGTAAGCCTTGGCCGACATTCCAGCCTTGTTCATGGTCGTGGTGGTTTCGCCGAGAGCTTCTCGCATCGTGTTGATGCGCTGGGTGTACTCGACGAATGTGTCGCTCTCGACGACGCCAGCCTTCTTCAGCTTGGCCAGCTTTTCCTGCATGTCATCAAGACGGCCCAAGGCGGCAACCGTGGGGTTGATCTGACCCAGCAACTGGGCGAGCTCTTTGCGCTGATCATCAAGGCTACTGCTCACACCATCGGCAGATGAGGCCGCTGCATCGCCGGCCCTCTCCATGCGCTCAAGGGATGATGTTAGGTCGTCCGCATTGCGCTTCGCGCCCCGCGAGTCGATCGTTACCGCCAGGCGGGATTCCTGGGTCATACCTTTCTCCGGGCATAAAAAAACCCGCCGAAGCGGGTCTTGTATGTGTTTGGTGTTAGCTCACCACTAGGGAGCTGCCACAGTGCTTGCACTTGATGGCTTCCACCTTGATATCTTCAGCGCAGAATGGGCAGGTTTTTGTGGCTGCGGCAGCCTGTTCCACTACCGGCGCCTCTTTGTCCGGAGCGGCCACTGCAGGTGCCGTTTCTGGCTTTTTGAAGGCCCATACCAGCGCGACTACCCAGCCAATCAGCGACCAGCCGAGGAACAGGTTAACGAGCGCAATTGAGGCGATATTGGTATGCCCGCGCAACTTAGCTTCGATTGTGGGAAGCATGTAAAGCAGCGGCACGCTGATCAGCCCAGAAAACACGACCAGCTTGCCAAAAGCATTCAGCTCATTAGCTGGTATGGTCCCCATGCCCAAGCTGTAAGCAGCCAGAAATGCCAAAACCACGAATCTCACTGCAAACATAAACTCATCCCTGTATGAACGTATGGCTGGATGCTAGCACTTCATGGGTGCACGGACCAACGGATGGCCTGAGCAGCGGCTACTTCTTGGACCTGACTTTTTCACCCTCTTTTTGATTCTGCTCATCCCACCGCCGGCGAAACTCGTCGTCCAGGGCGAAGATGGCGGCATCGAACTCTTCGCGACATATCACTGAGGGGTAGCGGTCGAGGTATTCGGCGATGGCGGCCGGTGCGATCGGGGCCGGAGCGCCCATCATACCGACGTACTGCCGGGACCGGCCGATGTGGCCGTAGGCCTCAAGGATCTCGGCAACCACGTCGTCGATATCTGGCGGCTCCTGGGCCTTGAGGCCAAGGCGCTCATGCTTCCAGCGCTTCTTCTCGTTCTCCGGCCCGGCCCAGTCCCTACCCCAGCGATATGCCGCTACTGCTTTTCCGCAGTGGCTTTGGCCTGCTCCTCGATGCGCTTGGCGATGTCCAGGGCGGTGCGCAGGGCCAGGAAGTAGACGCTGGGCAGTTGCTCGATCAGCGCCTTGCACAGCTGCGGGGTGTACTTGGCTGGCTCGCCCGGGCGCTCTTCGACGTCGATACCCTGCCAGTCCTTGATCAGGTGCTTGGTGGCGAGGTCGATGAACAGGTCGTCGTCGGTTTCGAGTTCCACATCGGGGATGGAGTCGATGGTGAAGCCAGCGGTGCCTACGCCTGCCTGCTGATTCAGCGCGGCAAGATGTCGGCGGATCACGGCTTGGTGTGACTTGTAGATAGGGTTGGCGATGGATGCGACCAGAATCGCCGCAGTGTCCGGCCCCTTCTCGCATTTCACGGCCAGGCCGCCCGGGCCGACCTTGAAGTGCACCCAGCGCTCGCCGTTGATGTCCAGCTCTGGCTTTCTTGCAATGGTGATGCCCATGGTATTCCTCTGCGGTAAAAGGCCCGACGCACACCGCAGGGCGCGCCGGGCAAAGAGTTAAGCGGTGACGGTGACAGCGCAGGTATCGGTCTTGGTGCCGTCTGCGACGCTGGTGGCCGTGATGGTGGCGGTGCCGACTGCCAGAGCGGTGACCAGGCCGGTCTCGCTCACGCTGGCGATGGTCGGGGCGGAGCTGGTCCAGGTGACCTGCTGGCTGGCACCGGCCGGGGTGACCACGACTTCGAGGTCGCCGGTATCACCTACTTCCAGGCTCAGGGTGGCCGGAGTGACATCCACAGCAGCCACAACGATCGGCGCCGGCAGACGGGTGATGGTCGGAGCAACACGGCGCGCGGTGTAGTTCAGTTCCACCTGGATGATGTCGGTCGATCCGCCATCAGGCCAGTCAGCGGTAACTTCCATCTCGGGGATCAGGAACTTGTAGCCACCGTCAGCATTGCCGATGGTGAATTCCAAGCTGATCGCGTCGTTGCCCTTCTGGGCCTTCCACAGCTCGTAGGCCATCTTCGACCAGCTGATGGTGATCGCGCCGGATGGGGTGAAGGTGGTGGCAATGATGTTGCCCGGGTACGGGTTGCCGTTGCCGATGCAACGCTGGGTCTGCACGTTGTTGTCGAACTGCAGGTTGAAGCTGTCGACGCAGGCGTTGTCTTCACCCACCTGGACGCCGTTGATCTTCAGGCCGCTGATGTCCTTGAAGCTGAAGCGGCGCTGGCTGGCCTCGGGCTGAGCGTTGATGATGAACGACGTGTTGTCGCCCTTGTCGTCCCAGGAGCGCGCCGCCATGGTCATGGTGACCGTGACCTCGTTGTCGCCCGGGAAATCGAAGTTCATGTTGGCGACTTGCACGCCGCGGGCGATGGCAGAGACGCCGATGTCGGTCGCGTATGATGCGATCGAGAAGGTGATTCGGTCGTCACCCATGGTCAGAACGTTGCCCGCCCAGTCCTTACCGAAGCAGGAGGCCATGAAATCGTCCAGTGCGCCAAAGCGCCACTTGGTTTCGATATCGCCGCCCACGTCCACAGTTGTCTGGGCGGTGCCCTGCGACATGCGGGTGAAGCCGATTTCGTTGTTCTCTTCCGAGTTGAAGGTAGGCATCAGGCCGTTGCTGATTCGCGTCAGCACGTTCCAGTCGCCATCCGGCGTAAAGCCTGGGGTTACCTCTTTGATCCAGGCAAGCTGGACCTTGGCTCCGCTCGACATGCGGTTTCTCCTATCGATAGGCGTAAAAAAACCGCCATGTGGCGGTGGATGTTGAGGGCTCAGTAGGCCCGGTATGGGATCGACACGTTGACCTGGTACCAGCCATGGCCGTCATCGCCAATCGTCGCAGCCGATGCCGCGTGGCAATCGAATGGCCAGGTCGGGTCGCTGTAGAACTCAAAGTGCTGCACCAGGGTGTCGGCGGCCTTGGTGATGGCCAGGGTGCCCTTGTAGCTGGGGACGAACAGCTGAATCATGATGATGCCGGTTCGTCGCACGCAGGGTGCGATGCCGGTCTCTGGCGCGCTGGATAGCCCGGGCACGTCCGCCAGCCTGGCCCAGATGGGTTTGCCGGCCGGGTTGAACGGCCCTTTCGGATTGTTCGGATAATCGACAGCGTCAGCAGGAATCCCCGCCCACTGCGTCATGCGGCCAGTGACGATGGCCCGGATCTGTTCGAAGGTCATGTCCTGTAGGCCTCGGCAACTCCGTTGAACGACACCGCGTAGATGCCGGCGGGCGCTTGCTGGGAGTGGCCATCCTCAAGCGGCACCGCGTATGGAAGGTTGTTCTGGATGAAAACCTGCGTATACGGCTCCAGGCCGGTCGTGACCCTGAGTCCCTGCTGAATGGTCTCTGAACCGGTCGGGTCAACATTCTCGCTGCTGGTGTACACGGGCGCGCCCACGCTAACGATGTTGTTTCCCCGGAACCTTCCGGTATCGACGGGCGACCGCAGAACGATCTCGTTGAGCATGGCCAGGGCAATGACGCGCACGCGCTGCGTCAGGGCCTCTTCGACCAGGCCGGTGAACAGGCTCGGCGGTGTGCTCCATCCCCTGCTCTTGGCCATGGCTACTTCCTCAGCTGCAGTCGGTGGGTGGCCGATGCCGGGTCGGAGCGTACCGATTTGACCAGGTAGACCACCTGCTTGTACCGGTCCATCAGGTCAGGCGCGGTGATCGTATGCCCGACATCGGGGGTATCCGTGACCTCGTTGGCCAGCGCGGTGAGGCGCAGGTCGCCCACCAGGATGTTCACGTTGTCGATCCGGCTGTCTTCGTAGCGCGACAGCACGCCACGCCCGGTGTAGGTCACCGGCTGAGAGGTGGTGGTTTCGTTGACCGGATCCCATACGCCCGGCCCCATGTACTCGCCCGTGAAGGCAAGCACGGCGTCGGCCAGGTCCGTATTGAAGGCCTCGGCTAGGTCGGCCTGCAGTTCATCGCGAAGTCCCATATCAGCCCCTCACGATCTTGGTCTGGCCGCTGCCGCTCATGTAATGCGCCAACAAGGCCAGAGCGAAGGACTCGCCGGCGCTGATCGCACGGGAGGATTCGGAGTAGGTTTTGCTGCTGGAAACCCCGTCAGCGTTGACCGACTTGCTCAGCACGCCGGTCTCCTTGCTGCCGTAGATGTTCCCTGCCGCAGCCTCTCGGGCAATCTCGGCGCCGGCCTGAATCACGTCATCCGGCACCGGATCAAACTCAGGCAGGCCGAGATTGGTGAGCCAGGTGTTGGCCATCAGCACCGCCCTGCCCTTCTGGTCGTCGGGCGCCCAGGTCGGCCCAAGCAGGGCATCTACCTGCTCGACGGTGATGTAGATGGTCATTACGCGGCCTCGTCCAGCAGCTTCTTGAGGTCTTCCAGGCTGGCGTCAGGGCTGAATTGCACGCCCTTCTCGCTAAGGGCGGCCTGCAGCTTTGCTTTCAGCTCGGCTTCTTCGGCTGCCTTCTTCTCGGCGGCGGACTTGCCAGCCTTCGCGCCTTTGGCTTCCTTCAGCGGCTCCGGGTGTTCGTAGCCATCGGGCGCGAAGCGCGCATCAATGATTTTGTACCCCTTCTGCCGCAGTTCGGCTTTTCGCTCAGGGCTGACCGGGTGTTTCTCGTAAATCACTTTCTCGCTCATGGCGATCTCCTGGGAAGGCGCCCCGGAGGGCGCGGTACCGGTTACTTGGTGGCGTCACCAATGGTCAGCACGCCGGCCGAGGCCTTGATGCTGTTCGCCACCAGGTCCCAGTTGGTGCCGGTGGACAGCTCGGCGTTGGTCGGCGACTTGCCGCCGTTGGCGGTGTCCCAGGTGTAGCCTTTGAGGCCCAGGCCGAAGGTGTAGTCGGCCTGCATGGTGGTCTCGATACGCTCCTTGCCGTTGGAGGTCTCGATGTTGGTGATCAGGTCGGAACCATCCATCACCACCGCAGCGCCGTCAGCCAGGCTGAGCACCTTCTGCTTGTTCGGGGTGCCGGCCTCGTACAGCGCCGGGGCGTCGGTGATGATCACGGCCTTGCCGAGGATGTCGACCACCTGCACACCGGAGAACTGGAACAGGCGCTCGGCGTTGGCGAGGTTCTGGCCGACCAACTTGTGGTACATGGCACCGGTCATGACCTGGGCCACCAGGCGCTGGGAGGCGTCGCCAAACAGGGCGTGGGCGTTGTTGATCGCGACGTAGGTCACACCAGCGGTCGCCGAAACGTCGTTGGTGGCGGTCGGCTGATTGCCGATGGCACCGGCCAGGGCCGAGATGGCGGTGTTCAGCTGGTCCGCCATGATGGCTTCGGACAGGTTGCGGCTGATCACTTCCAGCGCTTCTTCCGGGTTTTTCTGGATCCAGGAGAGTTGGGAAGGCTCCCACAGGATCGGGCCGAAGCCACCGGCAATCTTCACCGAGTCGTACTGCTTCTGGGCCAGCGGGGTGGACGCCTGGGCGCCGTTGGCAGCGTAGCGGTCGACACGACGCTGAGCGCCGTGCAGGCCGGCCCAGAACGATTCCTGCAGGAAGTCGCCGTCGATGCCCTGAGTGGTCAGGCGGATGGCACCTGCCGAGGATGCGTTGAATTTCTCGACATCCTGAGCCAGGGTCTCGATGGTGGTGCGCTTGAGGTATTCGTTGAATACCTTCATGTTCGAAAGGGCCATTGGGCCTCCTTATTCGCTTGCGGTCAGGCCCTTGATGGCTTCCAGGCGTTCAGCCTTGGTGCCACCGAAGTTGCCCTTCGTGGTTTTGTGCTGACCACCACCGTTCGGCGCGCCGCCGCCATTGGCGCCGGAGCTCTTCAGAATGTGGTCGCGATGGGGGTACTGCGAGACGAGGGTTTCGAGCGCTTCGTTGAAGTCGGCCAGTTCACCCGGGCGGGAGCGACTGAAGACCTTCTGGCCCTGGGCGTCATAAGCGACGACCTTGCCTTCCTCGATCTTGAAGTTGCTGCCGAAGGTGGCTTGGACCATGTCCGCCGGCACAGCCATCTTCTCGGCGATGAACTGGGAGCGCGCGAAGCTGCCGCCGATCTTCTCGGCATACAGCTGCTGCTCGAAGGTCTGCGCCTTGCCGTTGGCTTCGTCCAGCTGAGTTTGGAAGGCCTTGCTGATTTCGCCCTTCACCTTCTCGATCTCGCCGGCATCCACCAGCTTCTTGGCGTCGAGGTTGGCGACGATCTCCAGGGCTTTGCGGGCAGCCGCGGCGTCTTGGATACCCTCGAAGGCCTTGGCGGTCTTCTCGAAGCCATCGGCGCGCTCACGGTGCGACTTCGCCTCGGCATTCAGCCGGGTGATGGTGTTGCGAGTGCCAACGGCATCGAAGGCGACCTCTTTGCCATCGTCCTCGACGTAGACAGGCTTGCCATCCTCGATTACGGCGTACTGCTTGCCATCCACTTCAACGGTCTTGAGTTTCATGTCGTCTCTCTGGGCCATCCGGCCAGTTGATGAGCCATCCGGCCCCAGTTGCGCCCCGTCCATCCGAACCGCAGGCATAAAAAAACCCCGGCATGCGGGGTTTGGTTTTACAATCCCTTCAGCTAGGGAAATAAGTTAAGTCAAGAGGGATCTGAGTTCCGCCTAGAGTCGTTTCGATAAACAGCATCATATCCGCACGTTGAATCGGGGCCATGTCATTGATTTCAGCCTTTCTGACAAGGCCCTTGAGTTCAGGGGTAAATCGGAAATCGATTTTATCTCCGAACTCCAGACGAACAGGCAGAGCGCTTGAATCGATTAAATAATTATCAAAGGCCCAGATTTTTGGCTCCCTTCTGCTTCCGAGATAGATCCCAGTAATACGGACTGGAAGACGCCCTTTAGAGGTGACCTCTAGCCCCATAGCCGACGTCCCTTGGCCAATGTTCAAAATGCCGTACGTTAGAGCCTCCAACTGCTCCTTTTGACTATGCATGTCCTCTATCCGCACCTTCAATGCCAAGACAACCGCTGCTAACGTACCAATTCCAGCAACCCAATCGGCTGCACTCCCCCAATCCGGGACAAATTTCACTGTCGCCTGGGGATTGAGATTGATCCCTGCAGTCAGGCCTGCCAACGCAGCCAAAACACATAGAATTAGAACCCCTGCGATCCCTGCCGAAACCTTCATGGCTACCTTCCTGACCCGAAAAAATGCCGAATTATATGGCTAAGAGATTCGTGCATGCAGCTCTTCCAAAGTCAGGAGTTTGCCTTTGTCGTTGTAGAAGGCGCTGAGCTTCAGTCCGCCCTGTCGCATGAGCCGGCCACGCTCCGGTCCAAGGATCTCGTCCTGCCGCGCTGCCGACTGCTTGCTGAGCCATTCGGCATAGGTGGTCTGCTGCGGCACCTGGCCATCCATGCTCGCTCGGGTCGCCGTGTCGCTGATCCCCAGTGCCAAGGCACTCTTGAGGATCGGCAGCTTGGTCGATCGGCAGCAGAAGTGGATGCGGCCCGGGCCGGCCAGCCACGGCACCTTGTGCCCGATGGGCTGGTATGTGCCCAGCGTGTACGGCAGGCGATCACGGATTCGGCAGGTCGTAGATGTGCGGTTGTCCAGCGTACTCAGCCATTCAACATGGCTGATGATGTCGCTGTTGGCCTCGAACGCCTTGTCGCTGGCCGTTTCTGCCGTGCTGGACACCGCTGAGCGGACAACCGCCTCCACCTCCCGGCGAGACCTCTGCAGGATGCCGTCAGCGTACTTCTCCGCCTTGGTGCCCATGATCTGCCGGACGGTTTCCGGCGTCGTGCGACCTTCGAGAACCCCGGATCGAACCGCATCGCGGATCGACGCCGCCCGATCAGCCTCGATGCCGGCCATCCACTCGCTTAGCAAGCGGCCCTGAAATGGCCTCGCCAGCGCAATAGCGCGCACCTGGCTGAACTGAGCCACGGCAACCGGGAATCGCGCCTGCACAAGCTCAGGAACAGCCGCTGTAAGCGCGCCAGCCTGAAAAGCAATCTCGTATCTGGCCACGCCATCGATCACGCCTGTGAGCGCCTGCTGCAGGCTAAAGAACGTCGATTGATTGACCCGCAGCACTGGCGCAAGGGCAGCATCAATCGCCGCAACGGACGCGCCGGCATCCAGGCTGTCGATGGCAGCAATGAGCGCTGCCCTCAGCTCAGGGTCAGAACTGTTCAGGATTCTGATGATCGCCACGACCTGGCTGTTGCTCAGCCTGGACAGGTCAACCTCATGGCCGATTAGCTCGTCCAGCAGCTTCTCGTTGGCGGTCTTCATCACAGCGTACCGAGTGCCGGGCCCTGGGCCTCAATCTTCGCCAGTTCCTCTTCCCAGTCGTATTCGTCGCTGATCACGCCGCGCCGCTGCATCTCGGTGAATAGCGTCTCCTTGCTGATCATCCCGGCATTGGCCATGGACACCAGCGTCGGCAGAGACACCTCAGGCATATAGTCCACGTCGAAGTTGCCGCGCATCTCGACCGTGCCGCCATCGCCAAGGCCGCGATAATCGGCCATGTACTGGAGCAGCTGCGCCAGGCAGTCGGCGAAGTGGTGCGCCATGCGCGCCAGCGGGGACAGTTCCTGTGCCGCCTCCTCTTCCGCCTGTGTGGCGGTCTTGGTGGCCGTCTTGTCCGGTGCAAGCAGCTTGGCCCCGGCTATGCGCATCTCGTTGATCAGGTCCTGCAGCGCGGTACGGCCCGACTCGACGGCCTGCCCGGTGTGCTCGACGTACTTGAGGTCGCCGTCCTTCGGTAGGTCGGTCAGCTGGCCGGTGCCCACCTTGAACTCTGGCGGGACCACCCTCCCCTGATTGTCGTACTGGGTCTGGATGCCGATGCGTACCAGGATCGGGACGCGGATAACGTGGAGGATGTTGTCTTGGTCGCTCTGGCTCTGCCAGTGCTTCACGTTCAGGTGCGCCAGCTCGATCAGCGGCGGCTTGGCCGTCATGAAGCCGGTTCGGCCGGTGTAGAAGGTCACCCAAGGGATAGCGGTCAAGCTGCTGGTGCCCTCATCGTAAAGCTCCCAGGTGCCGCCCTTGGTACCTGACCGGTAAGTACGCCAGACGCCAGGCTCAAGGACACGGATCTGCTCGACGCACTTGGCGCCAAACTCGCCATCCTCCTCCTCGACCAACTCGATGTAGCGGATCATGGTCAGGACGCCGCCCTTGGAGCGCCAGCCCAGCACTTGCTCGGGCCTCACCATCACCACGTAGGGACGCACGCCGGCGGCCTGCTCGTCGGCCTGGGTCTTGAGCTCAGTTGCGGGAGGGTGATCCACGAAGGCATGGCACAGGCCGTGGCTCAGGCCCTCGGTGAAGAACCCCACCGCCCAGGAATTTAGGTCGTTGCCGGCATCGTCGATGTCCTTGGTCATCTCGACGATGACTTCGGGCACATCGTCGCCCACCTGCAGCGGCTCAGCGAACACCCGGGAAGTCATGTTGCCGACTGTTTCGGAGTACGCAGGCAGCAGGGTCGAGAGACGCAGGCGCTCCTTGTAGGCCTCGTCGTCTTCGGCTGGGTACTGCGGCAGCAGGGACTTGCCTGCGGCGCGCATCTCCATCGTCCCGCCCATGAGCGGCGAGATCACGGCCCAGTAGGCGCGCATCGCGTCGACAGCGGGCAGCGTGATGCTCGGGTTATCGCTCATAGTCACATTCTCAGGGATTGGGTCGTGAAGACCGGTCGTTCAATTGGGTAATCGTGGTGGATGAAGTAGCCGCCCGCGTCGTTCGCGTGGTCCACGCCGGATTTCTTGTCAGGCTCGCCATTGGGCGCCCACACCTGCTGTTCCAGGCCGTCCGCATAGGTTGGGCAACGCAGCGGGTTGATCAGGTAGCGCCGCTCGCCATTCGCATTGCAGAACATCGCGTTCATGGCGTTGATGCGATCTTTCACCGGCGGGTTGGTATCAGGAGCGATCACACTGAAGCCGGCCTGACGCAGGATGGCGATGTCCGTCTCGCTGGCATTCACCGACTTTCGCGACCCGCCCGAGGCGTCGGGATAGATCCTGATTTCGCAGGTCTTCTCGTAGTCCCGGCCGTTGTGCCGCCAGTAGCGCTCCTTGATACGCCGGATCATGTCCGGGGTATCGAAGCCGTCGATCAGCTCATCCACCGCCCTAGGCTTGCCGTCTGCGCGCTTGACGTGCGTGATAGCCGCCATCTTGCCGACGTTGAAGTCCATGCCGATGAACAGAGGTTCTCCATGCTCGACGGTGTCGAAGCAGGAGTTCAGCTTCCGGTCGTAGGCGTGGTAGATCGACCCGGCGTTGAGGTTGACGAACTGGCCGTTCAGGTAGGCCAGGATCAGCTGGGCTGGGTAGGACTCCATCAGCGAAGGGATGTAGTCAGGCGGCAGGTTAAGCTCGTTGTCGAACGTGCTGGCCTGCACCAGGCCATACATGCACTGCAGTGCAGGCTTCTCGCGCAGCTGCTTCACGAACTGCTGATAGACGAACTTGAAACCCTCAGGGGTCGTGGTCACATCCACGCCGTTCTTCAGCCCAGGAACGTTGTAGCGCATCCGGGCAATGATCTTGCGCCAGGCATGCTCAGCCTTCAGCGCGGGCAGAACATCGAGCTCATCGACCAGGGCATGCCCGATCTTGAAGCCTACGATGGTCTGCGGCTTCTCCATCGAGCGGCAGATGGTCGTGCTGCGGTATTGGCCGCCGCTGTAGAACTCGACCTCCTTGTCGCTCTCCTTCGTCTTGACCTTCAGGCCCCAGTCGAAGGCGACCTCCTCGATCGTCGGGAAGAAGATGTCGCGGATCTGCGGGTAGGTTGGCGCGAAGTAGCCGGAGTCAATCCGAGGCCATTCCCATACGTGCTTGCAAAGTGCCGCGCAGCCCACCCAGGTCTTGCCGGAGCCGAACCCGGCTACGAAGCCGCGAAACTTGTTCTCCATGCGCAGGAAGCTGGCCTGGGGTACGTTAAGTGACGGCATCAGGCTTCCTCGCATCCACCACGTCGACCTGCACCCGGGTAGGAGGCACGTTGTCGTGGGGATTCTCGTTCTTGGTCTGGCGGTTCACGTAGACATCGCCGACCTCTTTGGCCGCTTGCTCGAGCAACTGCGCAGTCAGGGCCATGTTCTTCATGGCCTCGGCCTTCTCAGCCATCCTTCCCAGCGCACGAAGCCGGAATGCCCGGTTAGCGATAGGGATCTCGGATCTCTCTTCACGGAATCGCTTGCGCGTGTCTTCGAACAGGGTCCGCCAGCGCTTGGCCAGATCTCGCCCCGCGCTCTTGGTCGGGTCATGCGATTCGCACTGCTGGCGGCTCACCTCGATGCCGAATTCTTCTCGGACAGAGGTCGCCACCTGTGCGGGGGTATCGAAACAGGCCAGGGCCTGAACGATAAAGGCTTTCACCTCGTTGCTCAGGGCCGCCATAGGTTCAATTCCGTCTTAGGTCTGTCAAAGGTCAGGCAGACTTGAGCAGACAGGTTCCGCAGGCCCTCGAAATGTTGATCTTGGCCACCTCAGGCGGCCGGCTTGCAGCGTCTATCAGCTGCTGTACGTCGTCGCTGGCACCGTAGCGCCGAACAACACCGACGAACTCTTCTACGTCGTGACCACGCAGGTAGAGCTTGGGCAGCCCTTCCTTGGTGAACTTGGGAGCGCCATGCTCATCGGTCGCCTGGGCTATGTGGTACAGCTCGTGTTCGACCAGGGCGCAGAACTCAGCTTCGGTGCATTGGGCGCAGTAGTCGGCAGCCAGCGTAATGAGGTAGTCGGGCTCCTCACCGAACCATTCCCGCATCTGCTGCTCTTGCCGGGCCTTCTGCCATCCACCGGCGCGGAACATCAGTTGCTCAGCTTGGCCGAGAACTACCCTTCCCTGCTTGGCGAACCCGGACGACGCCCAGAGCACGCCGATGTTTGCACCCATCAGGTGGGCATGCTCTGGGTTATGGATGCTGCCGGTGTCGGCGAGGATCTCGCTCTGCACCCAATCCCACACACCGGTGGCCGGCCGCAGCGTGATCCACAAGGATTCGAGCAGATCAGCCGGCGGCTTTGGTCTGCTCATGCTTCACCTAGCCCTTGAAATGATGGCTCTTTGCCGATATTGGTATTCACCCTTACTCGCTCGCAAGGTGAGCCATGAAACTAGACGTGACTATTGAATACGGCGCCAATGCTATCGACATCCCAACGATGCGCGGCATAAGCACTACCGAGTACGCCTCTTACATCGATGGTGATCTGTTCTGGGTCGACCATCACGACATCCTCCGGGCTGTGCTCGGTGAGTATCCGATTGCCACTACATCTGCCCAGGTCGAACAGTTGATCTCGTACCTGCAAGGCGTGGCACAGCGAATGCGTGCAGTAGAGTGAGTCTCCCGTGCCGCACCCTCCTGCGGCACACCTACCCTTCCCCGCTATCCAGAAACACATCAATCAACTGCTGCTCCAGCGCCAGGGCCTGGGAGCTGCGTTATCATGCCGGCCCGCTACGCGACTTTGCGCATGCGGATCGCCTGCATGAGCAGGCGCAAGCTCAAATCAACAAGGATGGGTTCCATGTTCAAAAAATTCATGTGCGTCACTGTGATCGTTGCAACGACTAGCTCTCTGTCGGCATGCGCTGACGATGTGAAAGAGCCAAAGTGCTCGGATCTAAAGCGCAACGACACTGAAATGCTTAAGAAGCAGGAGGCTAAGTATCCTGAGCTGATGCGTCAGCTACGGGATAAGTGCCCCAACCAAGGCACTGGGGGCTTCGTGCCCAGCACCGCAACGAAAGGACTCATCAGGTAACAGATCCATTCGGGCCTCATCAGCCTTGACAGCGCTTATGGGCCCTCATTCGCAGGCCATCCTGTGCGTCTCGGCATGTGCGTGCGCCTGCAGGATGGCAGCGAGCAGGCCCTGAGGGAGGCCCGCGCTCTTGGCCTCATCGATAGCCTTGGCCACTGCGACATCCAGCTCGTTGGTTGCAGCTACCACATCCCCCAGGAGCGGCAAGACGTGGCGAAGTCGGTCACGTTGCTCATACGGGCCTCGCTCAGGGCATAGCTATCAGGCGAATGGGTCCGCGGGCTTGGCGATCGAGCGCACAAACCACATGAAGCCCTGCTGCAGGTTGGTCTTGGCCAGGGCCAGGGTGCGCTGGTCAACGCCTGCGATGTGACCAATCTGCTTGAACAGTTCGCCGACGTCGGCCTCCAGAGCCTTGATCGAGTTCATACCATCGATTTCGCTCTGGGTGAGGTCGCGGTATCCGGTGATCTTCTTGTGCTGGTTGTCCATGGGTGATCCTCTGAGAGTCGCGCCACGGAGTGGCCTATTTGATTTTGTGGTGCGGAAACATATGCTGGTCCGCTCGATGCGGCTGCTTGGACGCAGCTACCGCTGAAATACAAGGAACTACATGACACGGCTCACCAAGCTTCGAATCCTGCTCACACTGGGCGCCATCATTGGAATCGCACCTCTAACCTGGTCCTTTCTCGGGGCTACTCTCTTTCTCGCGGTGGCGCTCCCTAAAGCCCCAGAGTTCGTAATACCTGTATTCCTGATCTCTGTTGTAGGACTGTGGGGATGCTGGAAGGCGTACGCCGCAGCCATGGCTAGGCATCCGGCTCCCAACGACAGACGAGTAGTCATTGCAGTTGTCATTGCGCTCGTCTGGGGGCTGATCTGGTTAAGCGTTTGGGCCTTCGCCACCGAATGGGAGTGGTATTCAAATTGGCTGTTGCTTTTCCCAATGCCTGGGGTGACAGCGCTAATTATGCTTTACGTCACGCACCGGAGGACCCTTGGTTTCAGCGTGCCCGTAAGTGCGATGCCCGATTAAGCGCACATCCACGTTGCGCCACGAAACGGGGCACCTCGATGTTGTGGCGCACCTATTTGCTCTTGCTGCGCTGGATCTGCGCATCGACCTGGTCAGCGCAGGTGTCGAGCAGGTTGATGGCCCGATCCTTCAGCGCCCAGAGGTCGCCATTGAGCCGCAGGTCTTCATCATCGTCCACCCGCTCGCAGGGGACCATCTCAGGGGGTTCTAGTCTTACCGCTGTTGTCTTTACCGTCACCGGCTGAGGCTTTGCCGCGCAGGCCGTCAGGAAGAGGCTGAGCAGCCCAGTCACGAACAGGTTTGCTGTTGCGTTTGAGGTCTTCAAAGTTATTCCTCGCTTCCCGGACCTTTGTCTCGCTGGCCTTCAGCCGCTTGTTCAGATCTGCCAGGTAATCGGCGTTGCGCATGGCTTCGGCACGCAGGGTGGTGATGGTGGCCCGGCTCTCGGCGTTCGTACCAGCTCACAAAGGCTGTCACGCCGAGGAAGCTCAACAAAGAAGGCCAGTGCTACAGCCTCAAGATCAACGATTACTACCCGTCGAAAACTCTCTTCCTCGGTGCCAGGTTTGATCTCGACGCCCTACTGCTTAACCTCTACACCGGCGGCGTGAAAGTCCAGTATCAGGAAATCGACGTCTACGACTTCCACTACGGCTACGACGACTGACCCTCCGACGCTGTCGCCAGCCCGTAAACGAAAACGCCGCCTGATGAGACGGCGCTGACTGACGAAGACCGGACGTTACCAGGTCTTCGGCTCTGACTTCTTGAGTGAGCCACCGGTCATGCACTTCTCGACCAGGTCTTCGCGTGCCTTGTTGTCTGGAAGCGTTTTGAGGTATTCGGGCTGACAGTGTTCGGTGGTTGGCTGGTAGGCTGCAGCGTCGGGCGCGTCTTCTTTGCAGCCGGCCAAGCCTACAGCGAGTGCAGCAGCGAGGATTGAGGCAAAGCATTGCTTCATGGCTTGAAACCCTCGTCCTGGCTTTCATCAGGCGGAGTGATGTTCCAGAGGTTCTCGCTGGCCTCCTGCTGAGCCTGCGCCTTCTTCTCTTCCTCGGACTCCCAGCATCCACTCAGCAACAGCGCTGATGCAGCTACAAGCATTGCTCCAATGACGGTGCGTTTCATGAGGTTCCTTCCTGTGAAATGGTCGGGCGTTATACCAAGAATCGATTTGCGCCGCAAAACCTAACACCACGGGCTGCCCGCCAGCGCCTCAACGCTTGTCGTGAAGCTCAGGAGGCCAAGCGCTCATGAACCACATGATTCCGGGAATCAACACGTAGATCCAGTGCTTGCCAGGGTATACACAGGTGCCGACAGCCCATATGACGAGCAACATACCGCCCGCTCGCCGCCGGCGCCTCGGCGTGAACCACTCCTGAAACGCCTTATGCCTTTCCCGCAACTTCATTACCAATCTCCTTGTTTGGTAAGCGGCGAAGCATATCACCTGGATGCCACATTCACCCCGACGGCGCTACCGGCCAAGTTTGGCGGCAGGCAAGAAAACTCTGAGGTCAAAAACCGGGTAGGCCAATGACTACTCCGGGGCATAGATTGGCCAGATGATAAATGCTGCAAACAAGGTGTCGAGCACTGACTCGCGCGGACCGGTGCTGACGATTTTGTAGAGGTGAATTGGATGAGGAAAAAGGCAAAGTCACTCGAAAATTCACTATGCCCAGAAACAACAAAGCCACCCTAAGGTGGCTAAGTCGTTGAAATATATGGTCGGGACGGAGTGATTCGAACACTCGACCCCTTGCACCCCATGCAAGTGCGCTACCGGGCTGCGCTACGCCCCGACTGGGCTTTGAAGCTTGTTCTCAATCTTGCCAAGAACGTTGAAGAATGTACCCTAACCTTTTGATAAATGAAAGCTTTTTTTCAAAAATTTGCACTCATCGAAAAGCCTTACTTCTTCAACACCACCAGCACATCCTCCAACTCGACAATCATCTGCCGAATCAACTGCTTGTACTGGCTTGACTCATCCTTCACCTCATCACTGGAGAGCCTTAACCGCGCCCCACCAATGGTGAACCCCTGATCATAAAGCAGCGCGCGAATCTGGCGGATCATCAGCACGTCTTGGCGCTGGTAATACCGCCGATTGCCCCGCCGCTTCACAGGGTTCAACTGCGGGAACTCCTGCTCCCAATACCGCAGCACGTGTGGCTTTACAGCACACAGTTCGCTGACTTCACCAATGGTGAAGTAGCGTTTGCCCGGTATGGGGGGCAGTTCGTCGTTATGGCTTGGTTCCAGCATAGGCCTCAACCCGGGCCTTCAACTTCTGCCCTGGACG